GCTGGGTGGATGTGACGGGAAAAGAGCCGATGTTATTGACACTTTGACACTATTAAAGAGCAGGTATGGCAAAAAATAACGGGTTGACAGCTGAAAAGATGATCGCGGCAATCGAGGAAGCTAAAGGCTTTGTCTCGAAGGCGTGTGACATCCTGCATTGCAGCCGCCAGCACTGGTACAAGAAGCTAAAGGAATACCCGACTGTTCAGGCAAAGGTAGACGAGATACGCGAGAAGCGCACCGATTATGTTGAAAGCAAGATGATGAAACTAATCGACGACTTGAATCCGACAATGATCATCTTCTACCTCAAAACGCAAGCCAAAGACAGGGGCTACGTCGAGCGGCAGGAAGTCACGGGCGCGGAAGGCAGCCATATCGTGGTAAGACTGGTTGGCGATGACCACGATTGACCTGCACGCGGAGGTATTCAACCCCGTTTATCTCCCGCACTTGAAAAACAACGCGCGGCAGCAGGTTTTTTTTGGCGGCGCGTCAAGTGGAAAAAGCGTGTTCCTGGCGCAGCGGGTGGTATACGACTTATTATCTGGCGGGCGGAATTATCTGATAGCGCGGCAGGTAGGGCGGACGCTGCGCGGGTCAGTGTTCACGGAGATTCAGAAGGTGCTGGGCGACTGGCATGTGAACGAACTGTTTTCTGTGAACAAAAGCGACATGCTGATTACATGCGAAAACGGATACCAGGCTGTATTCGCTGGGTTGGATGATGTCGCAAAGCTGAAGTCGCTCACGCCGGCAAAGGGCGCGGTGACGGATGTTTGGGTAGAAGAGGCGACCGAAATAGAACGCGCGTCTATCAAAGAGCTTATCAAGCGGCAGCGCGGCGGGAGCGAAAAGACGCCGAAGCGGCTGACGTTGAGCTTCAACCCTATTCTGAAAGCGCACTGGATTTACGAGGAGTATTTCAGTCCGATTGCCTGGGCGGATGACCAGACGGAATACCGCAGCGACGCGCTCACAATTTTGAGAACGACCCATAAAGACAATAAATTCCTTACTCCCGACGACGTCAATGATCTGGAAAGCGAAACGGACGCTTATTATCGGGACGTTTACACGCTCGGCAAGTGGGGCGTGCTTGGCAACGTCATCTTCACGAACTGGGTGGTGGCTGACCTGTCGGACGCCGGAAGCGAATACTACCTGCCGGAAGCGCAGCGCACGAACCGCAGGCACGGGCTTGACTTTGGTTTTTCGTCCGACCCGGCGGCGGTCCCGTTCACGCATTACGACCGGGCGCGCAAGCGGATTTACGTGTACGACGAGCTGTACGAAACAGGCCTGACGAATGACGTGCTGGCGGAAATCCTGAAGACGAAGCTGGCGCGGGACGTGGTGAAGGCTGATAGCGCGGAGCCGAAGTCAATCGCGGAGCTGAACGCGCGCGGGGTGAACGCGTACCCGGCGAAGAAGGGCGCGGACAGCGTTCTATTTGGAATTCAATGGCTGCAGCAGCAGACGCTGGTGGTGGACGCGGCGTGCGTGCACATGCGGAACGAACTGCAGCAGTACAAGTGGCGTGAGGACGGACAGGGGCGGGCGATGCGGCAGCCGGTGGACAGGAACAACCACCTGATTGACGGGCTGCGTTATGCGTATGAGACCGAAATGATAGACCAGAAACCGGAGTATTTGCCGGGCATTTACAAATAGGCGGTGATGATGATCGAAAATTACATTTATTCGGCGCTCTCAAGTATGTTACGGGAGACAGAAACTGACAGGCTGGAGAGCTTTCAGCGCCGCCGCGAGGCGTATGTGTCTGGCGGTGAAAAGCCGCTAAAGACGGACGGCGGGGGCTTTGACGACTCAGTCCGGATGAACTACGCGCGCATGATTGTGGACAAGGGCGTGGCGTTCCTGTTCGGCAAGGACGTACGGTTCGAGCTTGCAGAGGGCGATATTACGCCGCAAGAGGAATGGCTGGACGCGGTATGGATGGCGAACCGGAAGATGTCATTGCTCCAGAAGCTGGCGACCAATGGCGGCATTTATGGGACGGCGTTCCTGAAGATACACGCGCAGCCCGGACAAATGCCGAAGCTGGTGGTCGTCGACCCGGAAACTGTGAGCGTTGCGCTTGACCCGATGGATGTGGACAGCGTATTGCGGTACACGATCCGGT